GCGCGCCCAGTCGCCTCGCTGCCTCGGGGTTGACCACGACGTGACCGTGGTCGCTGTGCCAGTCATTCTCGCCGAGCAGACCGAGGCTTTGCAAACCAAGCGCGGCCGGCTTGGTCATCTTGCCGGTGGCGAGTTGGTTATACAGCGACAGCATTGCGGTGCCGGCGCGCGGCCCGCCCATGGCTTGCGCCATGATCGCCATATTCATAAAGCCTTCGTCGGTCATCCCGCGCATCGAGAAGCCGGCCTGCTGCGCCATGCCGAGCATCGTCGACGGCGTGACCATGCCGTGGGTCGCCGCCATCACCCTGGTCGAGAGATCAAGGAAGCGCTGGAGCTCCTCGATCGCGGCCTTGTGCGTGGTCGGATCGGTCAGGCGACCGCTGAGCTCGCCGGAGCGGAGAAACTTCCCCATCTCCTCGCCGGCGTCGCCCTTGAAGCCGCTCTGGTTCTGCAGCGACCACTGAAAGCGGGCGAGCGGCTCCCACATCTTGTCCGCGTCCTCATAGCCGAGGATCGAATAGGCCGAGCCCGGGATCTTCGCCAGGTCCGTGACCGTCATCGGCACGCGCTGGGCGATGTCGAAGGCGCGGCGCGAGAGAGCGCCAGAGGCCGCGGCGTTGGCGATGCCGCCACCGAGCGTCCGCAGCTTCGCTAGTTCGTCGGAGTAGTCCTTCGTCTTCTCGACGATCTTGCCCATGGTGTCGAGCAGCGCCACGCCGGCGGTTGCAGCGAGTGCACCGCCGATCGCCAACTTCAAGCGATTGAAGCCGCCGGTCAGTTGATTGACTCGCGCATGGACGCCGAGTAACTGCGACGACAACGCGCCGAGCACGGCACTGTGATTTGAGCTCATCGCGAGTGCGATGGAAATCTTGTAGATGTCCACGGCAACTCCCCGGAGTCAGTAATGCGTAAAGAGGAATGGGACTTTCCGCCGGAGCGGCGTTTCTATCGCGAGGCGGAGATTTTCCCGCCGCCCAAGACGGGCTGGGCGTCGCCGACCACGACCAAGATCGTCAACATCTATTGGCGCGCCGTCGTGCTTCTCTTCAAGATCATCATCGCTACCGCCTGCGCCATACTCCTGTTCGGCAGCCTCTGGCTCCTCACGGCCCTCGTTACTTTGTAAGCAGCTTGAAGATCTCGTTGCCGATCGCGGCGATGATCTGCTCGCGCTTGCGCGTGGCAGTTTCCACCAGAAACGAGCGCGGCGGGATGTGCGAGGTGCCGAGCTCCTGCCAGACCGCGGTGTCCTCGTTCGAGCCGACCCGCGCCTCGTTGGCGTCGACCGAGTGGGTGATGCTGTCGCGCAACTGCCCGGTCTCGAGCAGCGGGGTATCGGCCGCCTTCTTCTCAAGCGTCGACGGCGCCAAAGGCGCCCAGCCATAGGCATAGGTGCCGATCGCTTCCTTGGCGCCCTCCTCGATTGCGACGGCCGCGATCTCAAGCGACTCGCGCCGACGGTGATCGACCTCAAGGATCATTTCGGTCGCGAAGGCCGCAAACTCCACGACCGAAAATTCCTTCATTGGCCTCACATCGGGTTAGTGTTGGGATCGCGCGCATCTGCCGTCTTCGCCGGAGCGCTTGGCGCTCGGCGGAATTGGATGGTTGGATCATCAAGGTTGCGCCAGCTCCGGCGCACCATATTGGCGTCGTTGCCCGACTCCAGCTCGAACTGTCGCCGTCCGTTCGGTCCGGTGCGCGTGTTGCCCGTCGCCATGCCGACGTGGCCGCCCGTCTGGTCGGCGCCCTTGCCGCGCGTGAGCACCGCAACGTCGCCGGCCGCGAGTTCATCCGGGCTGACGCGATTGCCCCATCTCTGGAAGCTATTCGCCACGGCCGAGCCGGTGCCCTTGACGCCGGCGTTCTTGAGGGCGGCGTTGACGAATGCTGCGCACCACGCCTCGGTCGCAGGATCGAGGCCGATGTCGTGTTCGAGCTCCGAGCGGTTCCTGTTCTCTTGCAAGCCTTCCCGCTGTTTCATCCAATCCAGGGCCTGTGACGCCTTGCCGGACGTAGCCGGTGCAGACGTAGCCGGTGCCGACGTGGACGGCGCGCTCGCGACGGGCGGGTTGCCGAACTGCGACTTGCGGCGCGCCAGCTCCCTGCCCCAGCCGGCCTCGAAGGATTCGTGGCTCTGCGACCCGTGCATGCCGGGATAGGGGTTGCCGCCGATATTGGTCATCGCGCCGCGCGTATAGAAGCCCAGCCCCTGCTGGTGCATCATGTAGAGCTCGGTGTCGGTCGGATCGCGGTGATAGCGGTCGCGGAACTGGTTGCGGTTGGCCTCGAACATGCGCGCCGCGGCCATCGCGTTGTCATGGGCCGAATAGATGTTGCCGCCGGCTCCGAAGCGCCGCCACTCGTCGCGGCCGATCTGATAGAGCCCCTTGTATTGGGTGGAGCGATTGGCGTTCGACGACGGATTCATGTCGCTTTCGATCGAGGCGATCGCGCGCATGGTGTTGACGTCGAGATGGTGGGCGTGCGCGGCGTCAACGATGGCCTGATCGACTTCGGCCGAGCCCTGACGGACCCGGTGCCCCCCTCCGCCGGAATAGGTCTCCCCCTTGGGCGTGTTACCCTCGCGCGAGGTGTGGTGGTGCGCGCGGTCGGCGACATGCGCGGCATCGCCGTGCGAGGCGTGATCCGCCTGCCCGCCATGGTGCGGGGGCGCGCCGCCGGCATCGCCATGGTGGCCGACATAGTGGTGATGGTGTTCGTGCGGTGAGGCGTGCGACGGCAGCGTGGAATCCGCCGCCCTGCCCTCGGGGACATAACCGTCGACATCAGGCGTGAAAGGGTCGGTGAGGCCGCCTTCCGCAAGACTGACGACGCCGACCCGCCTTCCGTTAACGGTGATGACGCCGATCTGCATGGATCATCACCGCTTCTCGATGAACCTCATGTTTTGCCAGTCCCACTCCTGATTGCCGTTCTGGAGCTGCGCAAACACGATGGCGTAGGCCAAGAGTTGCCATTCCGGCATCGCGTGGGCCACGTCGAACGGGATCCTGTTTTGTATGTTCCAGCAGATCAGCCGGAAAACAGGATCCTCGACTAGTTTTTTGCTTCGTCCAGCGGCTGCTCGACGGTCGATTCCTGTTCCGCCAGCTTGGCCACCCCGGCGCCGGCCGCGGCCAGGCCCTCGGCGTCAAGCCGGTCATAGATCGAGTCGAGCTCGGCCCGATTGCGTGGAAACGGGATCGGGCTGTCGTTGATCAGGCAGACCGCCGCGGCAATCAGGAGCGGCATGCGGTGCGGCACCCGCATCATGGTGCCGTCGGGCGCGGTGACCTCATCGTAGCCGGGAAGGTCAGCGCAAAAGCCGGCGACCTTCGTCTGCTCGCTCGGCTTCAGCCTGCGGACGCCGATGATGCGGCCAAGGCTGTCGGCTTGCTTTTCGACGGCCTTATAGCGCGCCAGAATGATCTCACTCTCAGTCGACAAAGAACTCTCCTACGCTTTTACGAAATCGCCACCTTGTCGCTCGCCATGCCCTCGAGCTTCAGGGTCACGACCTTGTCGCGCGAGATCTGACCGTGATCGGTGAGGAAGACGACGAAGTTGGTGTACTGGTAGCGAGAGACAGAGCCGTCCGGGTTGATGATGGACTCGTTGAGGTAGCCCGGGTTCTGCACCACGCCGTTGTTAAAGTTCTTGCTGAAGGCCACCATGTAGTCTTCGAGCACGCTTCCGGTGCGCACGATGCTGAACTCGACCCGGTAGCCGTCCGGCACGTAACCGTGAATAGGAACAGTGTTGTAGGGCGAGTTCTTGAGCTGGTGGTTCAGGGCGGTGATCTGCACGTCCTGAATGTCGTTGATCGTGACGAGCTGGCCCGACGTTCCATCGTAAAACATGATGGAATAGTCGACGCCGACGTTCATTCCATTGACCGGCATTGGTCTCTCCAAAAAGAAAGCCCGCCGTCTTGGGCGGGCTGGTCAGGGGGAAAAAGCGGTGGCGTCGGTTAGACGGAGGTGTTGACCGCCGACGTGAACTGCGACGGACTCGGCGCGTTGTTCTGCGCGTTGATCTGGACGTTGCCGCCGCCCTGGAATTTCACCACGAAGTAGCGGATCACGTTCAAGTAGCGAACCTGCCAGTAGAGGAAGAGGTAGCCTTGCGCTTGCAGGTTCGGCGGGTTGTTGGTGAGGTCGCAAACGACCTTCCACGGCACGTCGATCATGCCCTGCCCGTTGATGCCGGTGCCGACCTGCGGAGATGCGAGCTGCGCCGAGAAGCCGTCGAACAGCGCCTTGGCATTCGCGCGGGTCTGATCGTTCGGCTGGATCGACTGCAACTGACCGACGAAGCTTCCCGCCGCCTTGCTCTGCGCAGCGCGGATCAGGAAGTTGGTCATCCGGGTGTAGGCGACCTCGTTGGCGGCCGTGTTGCTCGAAGCGTTGCGGCCGGTGGCGAACGAGAAGTAATAGCCGCCGGGGGACTGCGACGCCGGCAAGATGACGTCGATGCCGCCG